AGGCTGAGGTGCCGTCCGGGGTGGTGTTTCTCACGGCGGCGGTTGATGTGCAAGACAATCGGTTGGAGGCGGAAATTGTCGGGTGGGGAGCGGGCGAAGAGTCCTGGAGTATTGTCTATCGCATTTTTAATGGGTCGCCCTCGCTGCCTGCCGTGTGGATGAGTCTCACGGAGTGGCTACAGGCCACCTATCGGCATGCGTGCGGACTAGAGATGCGCGTTGACGTGGTGGGGGTCGATACCGGAGGTCATCACACTAAGGAAGCGTACCTCTTCGTCGAGAAATATCACGGGGAGATCTTCGCGCTGAAGGGGAGCAGCTTGCCGGGCGCGCCACCGATCCCGAAACGGGAACCGAAGAAACACCGGAGCTATCGGCTGCGCTTGTATCTCCTGGGCACCAACGCGCTGAAGGATACGATTTTTGCCCGTCTGAAACTGACGGAGGCAGGGCCAGGCTATATGCATTTTCCCCGGCGAGACGGCTACGACCAGGAGTATTTCGAGGGGCTGACCAGCGAGGTGAAGAAGCCGAAGTACAAACCGCGCAGTCATGTGCAGATTGGCTATGTCTACGAAAAGACGCGCGACCGCAACGAGCCGCTGGACTTGAAAGTGTACAACCTCGCGGTGTGCATGATGTTCAATCCAGACCTGAAGAAACGGGCAGCGAAGCTCGCCGACCATGTGCGCGAGCCATCTTTGCATGCGGCAGCAGAATCCGTCACGGAGTCGCGGGCCTTGGCTGTCTTGGAGCAGTCGAGGCCGATCGAGCCGCAAGACACGACAGCATTCGTCACCAAATATCAACCGAATCCACGCCGCCGCGGCGGCTTTGTGAAAGGCTGGAGGTAGCGTGCAGCCTTTCTACACCGTCAAGCAGGTGGCGGAGATGTTCAGCAAAACAGAGGACACGATTCGAGAGTGGTTGAAAGACGGGGATGTGTTTCAGGGAGCGTTTAAGGTCAAAGACGGGTGGTATGTTCCGGCCAGCGATATCAAAAAACTGGTCAAGAAAAACGGCACCGCATCCGAGCATGCGGAATCTCGGCAAACCCGCAGCCCTCGCCAATCATCAGGCTTTGTGAACAGGTGGAAATAGGCTGAAAGTCATGCCGGTTTATGCCTGTTCGTGCCTGGTCATGCCATAGACCATCTACCGAGCCTCCTGTAGAACAGTGGTCAGTATGGCCACGGTCCCTACGATAGAGCCGGATGTCGTTCGCGCTGGGGATTTTCTCACCTGGCTGAAATCGCTACCGGACTACCCGGCCAATGCCGGATGGTCTCTCACGTATACCCTCATCAACGCGACGGCGAAAATCACGATCACGGCATCTGCTAGCGGCGCCGATCATCTTGTCTCTGTCCCCGCTGCGACCTCAACAAACTATGAGGCTGGCCTGTACAGCTGGATGTCTCGGGTCACGAAGGCGACGGAAATCTACACTATCGATCAAGGCTCCATCGAAATTCTGCCCAATCTTGCCGCATTGACCACGTTCGATGGCCGCAGTCACGCCAGGATCATGGCCCAGGCGATTGAGGCGGCTATTCAAGGCCGCGCCTCCTCCACGCAGTTGGAATATGAAATCAACGGTCGCCGGGTCAGGAACATGGCCCCAAGCGACCTCATCTCATGGCTGAGTTTCTACCGGGCCGAACTGGCCAAAGAGGCGCAAGTCGAGTCCATCCGCCGCACAGGCGTGAATCCGCGTAACATCGGCGTGAGGTTCCACCGTGTTTGACATGATCCGCCGCACCATCGCCAGCTGGATCAGCCCCGCAAAGGCGGGTCTTCCCGCTCGGCAACAGCGGATGTATGCCGTGGGGCGTCCTGGCCGCACCACCGCCGGATGGGGCATCTCCACCACCAGCGAGGACGCGGAATTACAAACCAGCCTCCGCACGGCGAGGAATCGCTCGCGGGCGCTCATTCGCGATGCCGCCTACGCCAAGCGGGCGAAAGCCATCGTGCAGAATAACGTCATCGGGTCCGGCATCAACGTGCAAGCGAAAGTGAAGAACTCACGGGGTCAGTTCAGCGATCGGATCAATGACGACATCGAAGCGCAATGGGCGCACTGGAGCAAGAAAGAGCATTGCCATATAGGCCGCGCCCTCAGCTTTGCCACGTTTGAACGCCTCTGCGTTGGACAAGTGTTTGAAGCCGGGGAAATCTTCATCCGCAAGCATTTGGGCGCCATGCCTGGCTCGCGCGTGCCGTTGTCGTTGGAAGTGATCGAGCCGGAGCGCATTGCCGACGAATACAGCCCCTCACCGGGCGATCCGTCCAACACCGTCCGCCTCGGGGTGGAAGTTGATCGATATGGCGCCGCCGTGGCCTACTTCATTCGGTCGCTCCATCCTGGCGACGTGTCGTTGATGGCTATCTCGCAGGATCGCGTGGAGCGTGTACCGGCGGATCAAATGATCCACCTCAGGCTCATCGACCGCTGGCCACAGACCCGTGCTATTCCCTGGATGCACGCCGCCGCGCGGAAGCTGAACGATATGGACGGCCTCACAGAGGCAGAGATTACTGCCGCGCGGGCCTCGGCCTGCTACATGGGATTCGTGCAGCCGCCGGCAGATCATCAATCCTCGTTTGACGGCGAACCGCAAGCCGACGGCTCCGTACAGGAAGAGCTCGAACCGGCGGTGATTCACAAGTTGAATCCTGGCGAAACATTTGAATCATTTTCGCCGAATCGGCCGAATAGCCAACTTGATCCATTCATGCGGATGATGCTGCGCGAAGTCGCCGCCGGAGTCGGCTGTAGCTACGAAAGTATTTCACGGGACTATTCGCAGAGCAACTATTCCAGCTCGCGCCTTGCCCTACTGGACGATCGCGACGTGTGGCGTGTGTTGCAAAAGTGGTTTATCGAGTCATGCCGAGAGGAGATTCATCGTGTGTGGCTCCAGCAAGCTGTTTTGGCTGGGGCCATCAGTGCGATCAGTATCGGCGAGTACGCCATCAACCCGGAGAAGTTTGAAGCCGCCTGTTTCAGGCCGCGCGGCTGGAGCTGGGTCGATCCCACGAAGGAAGTCGCTGCCTATAAAGAAGCCGTGCGCTGCGGATTCACCACCGTGTCTGATGTCATCGCGCAGACGGGCAACGGGCGCGATTTCTACGAAGTGATCGAGGAGCGGGAGCAAGAACTGGCGATGATGGAAGAAAAGCACCTTGTGTTCGATACAGATCCATCCGTGCAGGCCAACGGAGCACCGACAGCGGAGAAGCAGAGTGAGACACAGGACGACGAAGAGATTGCCAGCTCTCAGGCGGCTCAGGCCGTGAAGACGGCGGAAAAACTTTTGCAAGTGGTCGGGAGGACTCATGGCTGACGTGACAGAAGAAACAGTGAAACAGAAAGGGCTCCTACGCCGAGGTGTCGCAGCGGAGCAGATCCTCGTGACACGCACAGAGGAGCGTGAGCTGCTCACATTTCCGGCATCCAGCGAGGAGCCGGTGGAGCGGTGGTGGGGCGTTGAAGTGCTGTCGCATGAGAGCGGGGCCGTCCGGCTGGATCGAGCCAAGCGCGGGGCCATGCCGCTCCTCTTCAATCACAACATTGACGACCCGATCGGCATGATCACTGCAGCAAGAATGGAACGCAATCGGCTCATGGTGGACGCGCAGCTCTTCGAGACGGAGCGGGCGAAAGAGATCCGGAGCATGATCACCGGCGGTCTACGCAACGTCTCGCTCGCCTACCGTATCAATAAAGTCGAGGAAGAAAAGAAAAGTGAGACGTTCACGGTGACCGACTGGGAGCCGTATGAAGTCTCCATCGTCACCGTGCCGGCTGATCCCACCGTTGGGATCGGGCGTGGCGCGGACAATGAGGAATATGATCTGCGGATAGTCCGTAGGTCTCACCAGGCGCTCAGCGCCGTAACTATGGAGGCTTCTATGCCAGAGGATGTGAACAAGGGGGCCGCATCGGTTGCGGTCAAGGATGAGACCATCGAGAAACTTGAGGATGTAAAAGCCAAGCGCGGCCTGGATGTCGAGGCGGAGCGCAGACGGGCGATCGAGAACCTGTCCAAGGCTAATCGCATTGCCGACTCCGTGCGCGATGCGTGGATCGAGCAAGGCTATTCGCTCGAAGCCGTCAGCAAAGATTTGCTGACCATCCTCGAAGAGCGCGGCAAGACGAATCCGCAACCGGCGTCGAAGATCGGACTCAGCCGGTCAGAGGCCGAGCGGTTTTCTTTGGCTCGTGCGATTCGTGCCTGTGCGGGGAAGTCATGGCAGAAAGACGCGCCGTATGAATTGGAAGTAACCAGAACGGTCGCGCAGAAGCTCGGCAAGGTCGCCGATGACAACCGATTCTGCGTCCCGTTTGAAGTGCTGGAGCGTCAGCACAACGTGCTGGAAATCGATGCCATGCGGCAGGCGCTTGGCCTGGGCCGACGCGACTTGACGGTCGCCACTGCGGGGGCAGGTGGCTATCTCGTCGAAACCGCCAATGTCGGATTTATCGACATGCTGCGGAATCGCTCGGTCGCGTTTCAGATGGGCGCACGCCGCCTCTCTGGCCTACAGGGCAATGTGACAGTCCCTCGTCAGTCGGCAGCGGCGACCGCCGTGTGGTTGGCGAACGAAGCATCGACGGCCACGGAGAGTCAACAGACTTTTGTGCAGCTCTCGCTCAGTCCGAAGAGTGTTGGCGCCTATACGGAAATCAGCCGTCAGTTGCTCTTGCAGTCTAGCCCTGGCGCTGAGGGGATTGTGTCAAGTGACTTGTCGCGGGTCGTCGCCTTGGCGGCAGACCTGGCCGTGATCAATGGTTCTGGTGCCTCTGGTCAACCGACCGGCATCATCAATACCGCCGGTATCGGCAGCGTTACCGGCACCAGTCTCGCCTATGCAGGGATTTTGGAATTCCAGACCGACGTGGCTGGATCAAATGTCATGCCGGCATCCGGTGGGTATGCGACCACGCCAGCCGTGGCGGCGCTCATGATGCAGCGGGTCAAGTTCACCAGCACGGCCTCGCCGATAT